TAAAGATTTACGAATAGCAAAATCTTCGTCATTGATGATAGTGATTGTCCAATCGTTGAATACACGGTTACCTGCAAACTTCAGTTCTCTACCAAAATATGGTAGAGAAACTGTGTTTACCTGTGATCCTGGAAGTTGTGCCGCTTTACATAGGAACGTGGTCTTCTGACCAGCTGCACTTGCTCCAGCAACTTGTGTTGGGAAAATTAAAGATACAGAGAATAGATTGGGACGGGCACCGTCACCAACTAACGCTGATCTAAATTCTGTTACGTTGAAAGCCATTGTTATCTCCTATTGTTCCTATTATTTATGCTGATCCAACGACAGTAGTAAAGTCAACACCAGTACCAACAGCAACGAAGTTCAACTGAATATAGTTGATAGAACGTGCTGGTTTGATGTAGATATCACCAACAAATTGGTTGCTATCAATAACCTGACTTGTGTTGTTAGTTGTGTCACAAACAACCTTGAAATCAGTGATACCACGGCGACCTTGAACGTCACGTAAGAATGGAGTTACAAGAGCAACAAACTGTGCACGAGTGAATTCATCATTGAATTCAAACAATGAGTATTGAGCTGCTTTTGCAATTGACTTCTCAAGAACAATAAACAATCTACGAACATTGATATGATCAAATGCAGATGGTTTTGCTTGAAGAGTTTTATCACCAAATAATACGATACCTTGTCCTGGGAAGGAAACGACTGGATTAACACCAGCAGCATATAATATATCTCTTTGTGTTTTATTTGGGTTCCATGCCAATTTGATAGCATTCTTGATTGCGCCACGGTTGAATCCTGCTGGTGAATACCAAGGATCACGAACAGAATCTGTGTATACACATAATCCAGCAACGTCAGCATTCAACGGAATCCAACGATAAACATTGTTATATACATCAAACTGATATTTCCAACCGGAGTCAGCAACAACATATGAAGATGAACGTGCTAAACTGGTATTCAACCATGTAGAAATGTTTGTTGTTTCGTTTCCTGATTGACTTACAACCGCAGATTGTGGTGGTGAAATGAATACAACACAATCTTTTCTAACTGTAGCAACGTTATCAATTACATATTGTTGAACATTTGCACTTGCATCACCAGTGATAACGAGTGAAATATCAAGTAATTCTTTGTTACTGAATAATGCATATGCAGAATCTAAGTTTGCTTCACTTACAGCAACATCCGTCCCACCTGCTAGTGGGAATGATGGGTTGGTTGTCAATGTAACAAAGTTTGTGTTTGATGATGCAGTTCCCCATGACGCACTAGTTGAAGAATAACTTGGTGGGTCAATAGCATAAACATATTTTGAAGTGTTGAATACTACTTGTTTGTAGTAGTTGGTGCTTCCGCTGTTTAGGTTCATAGCATCTACTGCTTTAGAAACGAACGGGAATGTTTCTAGAACAGCACCCTTTGAACCAGTGATAAGACCACCAGCATCAACAACAACGATGTGTAGTTCATCATTAGAACCACCAACACCAGATACGTAGTCAGATGTGCTTGGAGCAGATGGGAAATAATTCTTATAATTCCATGTACTGAACAATGTAGTATTAGCACAAACTTCTACTTGAATAGAGTTTCCTAATGTACCAGCATATCTAGCAATGAAAGGTCCATATGCATTGTTGTTGTTTGTATTCAGATATGAATATTGGAAACTATCAGAATTAGCAACCTGTACAACAGCAGATGTGTTTGCTGTGGCATTATTAGATGCAGAGTTTAATGCACGAACAACAGTAAGGTTATTTCCATATGCCAAGAAATTTGAAGCAGTGAAGAAAGAAACCGCAGACGTATTATCTGGTTGCCCGAAAGTTTTTGACAGAGTGATTTCACTGTCAATAAGAATTGGTTTATTTGCTGGACCCCAATTGAATGTTCCAGCAAAGGCACCAGAAGTAGTTAAAACCGAAGGTACGACTGTAGTTAAGTCAACTTCGGTTACATTAACACCTGGAGAGAGTTGAAAAGCCATTTTGTTCTCCTAATTTATTATAAGTTCTTTTGGTAGATACAATTACCATAACGATATTTATCAAAAGGATGTTTTATACTCATCACGTAAACCTTTGAAATATCCAGCATAAACCTCTCCACCACCTGCCTCTTCCCAGACATCACCACCCCAAACACTAAACTCATTTCCATTGACACCATCATCTATGATAGGTGCGGGTAGTATGTCATCATCATGTTGGTTCATTGACTCCAACTGAAGTTGCTTTCTTAGATCGTGACTTACTATTTCTCTAAAATATTTCTGTGTTGTTGCCCAAGCAAACAATACACCTGTCATTACGAGGTCATCATTGGCACCTTCTTCGGCTGCGAATGATGTTTTATTGGCAACAAAGGTAGTCAATTCAGAATATGTTATAAAATCATTTATTATAAGTTTGTTCCCCTCAATCAATGTTTTCAGATTAGAACAACCAATCTTCTTTACTTGGGGAGACATTTTCAGACCCATTTGTATACCACGAGCAAAACCAGCAGATAACTGTTGTGGTTTCTTGTTGCCAGTGAATACTTTTAATAGGTTCTCATATTCAAAATCTAGGTGAAGCAAATCAGCAACTTGTGGGTTATTGTTTATTTCAACTAAGACGTATGCATCATTGTAATATCTTGCTGCATTGTATATATAGGTAGGCAATAATAGTGGTGAAATCAATGGGTTATTGAAACATGCCACCTGTCTATATGGTGTGTCAGACATACTCCATACAGAGAATGCTGATGAGTCCATATTCTTGCCTTCAGAAACATCCACTGTAATACAATAAAGATGATCTTTCTTTATCTCGTCCCCATCCTCCCTGATAGGTTGTTCAAATATACGTAACCCATCATGTTCTGATATTGGATCACGATATGACATTTCTTGTAGTTTCAAACCAGAAACTAGTGTGTTGGAACTACCAAGGAAGTGAGTATTATGTGAAACAACACCGGCCGAATAATATGTTGAATGTTTTTTTACACCTACGGGGTCAAATACTTCAAAATTTCCAAACTCAGAAATAATACTTTTTATTTTTTTATTTGTTAAACTATTATTAGTAGTTATTTCTTCTGCTTTTTTAAAACCAATGTCGGTTAAAAAAACGTGTTTGCCTGAACATTTTATAAATGTATCATCGTCAAATGTAAATGTATATAAAGAATCTACTATTTTTTTCTGTACACCCTCAAAAGATTCAAATCCACTTGGGGTTTTTATTAGATATCTACTTTTATTTTTTTTAAATAACATATTTTTTTATCAAATAAAAGATATAGGTCTCTGATACATCATATAACTTACCATAATGATGTGAAAATGCTCTCTCATATGTGAATAATTTACCATTCTTCTGTAATTTCCCCAATCTAGTATCAAAGATATCAACCTTGTCCTTATAATCTTTTATGATATTTCTTATATCAGAATCATTTATTTTTCTGTTAGGTCTATTTTTGGAAGACAACCCCATTTTTTTACGACTTTCTTCGGATAAATTCAGTTTATACCCAGATTTCCCTTTATTCCACGGAATTGTTCCTTTTTTTACTCCACCTATACCTGGTCTCTTTACACCAGTTTGTATTTTGGATAAATAATCTGGTGGTAGATTCATTCTTTTTGCTATCATAACACAAGCACCATAGTCACCATTATTATAATGTATATTATAATGTTCTTGTATAGAAATACACATTAAATTGTTAATATCATTGTTATTGTGATTACCATCAATGTGGTGTATTTCGTATGTTCTACCATTTTCATCTATTGGTATATTTCCATATGTTTCGACCCAATATTTTCTATATTTTTTATTTGACATTAGATTAACCTAAGAATATAACATTATTTATAATCCAAAAAACTTAGTGTCAAACTAAAAAGTCATAAAAATCAACTATTCTAATATTGTGATATTGTTTTGTTTTCTTATCATATATGTCAATTTTTGTATCACCATCTATACATTCAAATTCCTGTTGAAACTGTCTTTCAGATGTATTCCTGATAGTTTCTTCTTTCCATGCCTCATCTCTTCCTGGTACCATTGACCAGTGAATTTCAAATGGAATATAGTTGTTTCGTTTCTCAATAGAATCTTGCCATAATTTATAAAACAGATTCATACCATTAGGAGTAGAAACGATAATAATCTTGGTCTTTTTACCTGATGATATTACAGGATATACAGCGGTAAAGAATTCGTTTGCAATATTGTTTGGAACGAAAGCAAACTCATCAAGGAATACTAGGTTGAATGAACCACCACGGATAGCAGATGAGGAAGTAGAAGATGCAATGATCTTTGATTTGTTTTCTAATTCAACAGTACCTTTGTTCCAAGTTACCACACCCTGCTGTAACCAATCGGGTAGATTTTCATATGCTAGTTGATACTTTGATAGAATGTCTCTTGCATTTTGCCCCTTGTTTGCAAGTATCGCGATGTTCTGTTGATCTGTGAATAATGTCAACCATAACATGTAAGCAACAGTAGTGGTAGTATTGTGTGTTGGTATTAATGTATTACCAGCCAAAAATAAATGATCATCATTATTAACTTGTAAACATCTAACTGGAACACTTTCTATTTTTTCTATATTATCAAAATATAATCTAGTGTTTTTTGGATGTTCTTTACATTTTTGTAAAATCTTTTTTCTTGGTAATTTGAAAACAGAAATGTTTGTAGTAAAATTTACGCAGTAGTATTTTCTGTCATTAATTATTTTGAATAATTTTGTTGATTTTATGCCCAATGATGATAATA